TTGTGAACCAGTGTAACCAACTGATCCGTTATACCCTAATCCGCTACTACCAGTATATCCAAAAGATCCTGTATATCCCGAACCAGCACTACCGATATACCCAAGTGAACCAGTATATCCTTGTAATCCGAATGATCCGGTATACCCTTTCGATCCAAAATATCCCAACGACCCAAAAGATCCAGAATACCCTAACCCACTGCTACCGACATAACCTAAAAGGCCCACTGACCCGGTATATCCCGAACCGGCACTGCCGACGTATCCGAGTGAACCGGTGTACCCTTGTAATCCGAGTGAACCGGTATATCCCGAGCCGGCACTGCCGACGTATCCGAGTGAACCGGTATATCCTAATCCGCTACTTCCAGTATATCCTTTTGATCCGATATACCCGACACCGGCACTTCCTATATACCCGATTGACCCGAGATATCCGGATATTCCTTGGCTACCATAATACCCTAATAAGCCTTGACTTCCGGTATATCCTCCTGCATCACCTTTATCTCCTCGACTTCCAGAGTATCCAATTCCGCCGATACTACCAACATACCCAAATTGTGCTACATCAGTACTAAAGAAAGGTCCTGTAATATCTACCCATCTTTCGCCGATATCATCTAATACATATTCATATAATACTTGATTAGTTGGTTCATACCAATGATCACCTGCCCAAAACGTTGTATTTGTAGGAGGAGTGACTCCTTCGTAATAATTGGGAATTCTTACACTTTCTCTACCACCTAGATTAATAAAACTAGAAACAGTATTAGTAAAAGTTAAATTACCGGTAATACTAACTAATTGAGTAACTAAACTTATATTTCCAGTTATTGTACTTACTTGTAACGTAATAGTAGATAAACTAGGAGTATTGGGAGATATAACTCCATAATTAAAGTTTAAATTACCTAAACTGCTAGAAAATACAGTACCGGTGGCATAAGATATTAATGTATACCCAGTACCTGTGGTAGGAGAAGGACCCAATGCAGGCTGCGCATTGGCTAAGTTTAAAAATTGATAACGTGTCGGGCTTAACGTACCTGTAGGATTAACAAGTGTACGACCGCTAATAAGACCTGGCATTAAAATTTCTCCGTTTTATAATTAAAATTATTCATTAGCTATTCGCCGTTTCTAATACACTTAAAGTTATCACACAGGCATTATCTGCATCGGTATAACAATAAACACTATCTAATTGCTCGACAATCATTTTTCCTGTAGTCATACTAGCAGCATCATTTGGTGGAATTTGGTATCCCACAACTAATGGTGTCACTACATGAGGATCTTGTCCTCCAAATCCTTGTGCATTTTTTAAAATAGGTAAATTTCTATAATGTGCAAATGTGACAGCATGAGGATTAATCGGATCAATATTTGCCACCTGCGTCATTAGAATAATTGCCGTAACCCCAACAGGAGCGGTATATACCGTTGCTGTAGTTCCGGTAGTCCAGGTACTTTGTAATTTTGCTGTTTTAGTTTTGAATACATTTAACGGTAATAATGCCATAAATCTTTTAACCTCCGCCTTCAATTGCTAAAATGAACGGTGTCATATTAGCAAACAAGCTCTTTGTAAACGTTCTACCACTTAATACACCAGTGGCCTGGCTAATAACAAGTGAAGGGCCAATTCTAAAATCACCATTCTGGTCGGTTGAAGTATAGAAGACCTTACCATTATTTAATTGAACTACTTCCTGTCCTTGAACAGGATCTTTAACTCCACGCTGTGGCAATGCACTGTATGTTACACCAGCACCTACATACTCAAACGTATATCCAGAAGCAGATTGATAGCTTCTTTGATAAAAGTTTACAATAGCGCCATCTGGGAAGAGAGATGCATCAGTTACATTTTCTTCTAAGGACACAATATGATGAGTTCCTGAACGATACCAGTAACTTAGTCCTGAATAATAACTATAATAATTTCCGCCAGTTTCGAGATCATATGTTAATTGCCTTAATGTAAGTCGAATATCTCTCTTACATTTCTCTACATTAAAGCTAGTAAAGAAATAAGGATCCCCTTCGATGAATGAAATTAAGTAAGATACTAAGTATTCCGTTTGGGCATTTATTGTCGATATTGCTACACTTGCTCCCGCCGGCGGTGTTCCTACTTTTGTGGGAACAGCATAATTTGTTGCTAATGTTATATTAGCAGCATCAATTATGCCTATAATTAAATTAAGTCGATTATATATAAAACTAATAGATTCGCCGTTAACATGTGCATTTGTTAAAATGTTACCATTTGAACATAAAATAGCTTGTAATTCAAATAATATATCAATTTCATATCCTATTTGGCTGTTTTGCTGTGCTGTATTAGCAGCGCTTAATATATTACTACCTAATTCATATTTTTGACTTGTACTTCCATCTGGATTAATTTTAGTTGCAAATGCGTCACTTACATCGCTTGACAATACAGTATAATATGCATTTCCGCAGAAATATAAATTAAAGTAGTTACTATTAACTAATTGTACAGTATTTGTAGGATCAGATCCGCCACTACCTAATCCATAGTTTAATGTAATAGTTTGATAACTAACATCTGTTACAATGGTTCCAGGTATAATATATGGAGAAAATACTCCATTAACAGTAGTTCCTGTATTACCGAATTGGTCTTGAATATATACCGTATTTCCCACAGCAATACCTGTAGTATCGATACCGGATATAGTAAGACTACCGGTAGTTAATGATGCGAGACTCGGAGTAGCATTTAAGAACCCCGGATACCCTTGATTATTAATATAAGGAACTATATTTCCTTGATAATCGACAGTAGTTAATGGAGGTTCTACTTCCATAATTAATGCAATATGGGGTCGAAATGCTGTATCCGGTATATAGATTTCAACTTGTCCATTTTGTGGATAATATCCTAATGGATAATATTCACCATTAACCTGATATGTCGGATTCGGAGGATTATATATAGTTCCACTAAATTCTAATTTGCCAAACCCATTAGATAATAAGCATATATTACCGAAGTTAGCATTACTATTAACAATAGATGCGATTCCTCCGTTATCAGTTTGTACACCAACGCTACAGAAGATTGTAAACACCGATACAAGCTGCGCATAACCATTATTGGTGATGTGTATACCTCTTCCGCCTTGATTAATTTGAGTAAATGCGTCGAATACATACGATTGAATTGGGCTTCGATCGCTAATTACAGCACCGTCGATCAATGTACCGCCCATCGCGCCGATCTGATCAACTTTACGACTATCCCATGTACTGGTATTTCCGGTATATTTTAAACTTAATTCCTCAACTTGTGCATCTGTAGCAGGGAAAACTAAAGTATTGCCGAAATATAAAGTTCCATTTTGTGCATCGCCTACAGTCGGACCGGATAATGTGATCGTATAAACATTATTTGTCTGAGAAGTAATAGAAATAATTGTAGGACTGTTTCTTACGTCATCCGAACTTACTCCAGTAGTTGCAAATAATCCCGATCCAGTGAATGGCAATGGTGCAGCATCCGGACCATTTTTTATTATATCAGATATAATTGTATAACATCTATTAATAGCCGAGGCTGCATGTATTCCCCCTTCTAAAGTATTAATAAACACTTGTGTTGCTGTAGATCTTACAACCGGAACAGGTGTGTTACTTATTATATTTTGACTAATATTATTGAGATATGCTATTGCATCAGAGGTTATAGTTTCTTCACCGTAGATAGCACTCTGTACTCCTGCATATGAAGGAATAATGACTTGATTATAATTCTTTTGATGTGACGTCGGAAGAGGTTGACTTTGAATAACCAGATTAATTAGATATTTAAGTTGATTAAAGGCCCCTACTACCTGAGGAATTTCATTAGGAATATTAGTCGTAGTATAACTCGATGCATAATAATATGCACCTGCTTGAATACTTTGTCGATTACCCCCATTTAATAAATCAAAGCTAACACAATCAATAATATATCCAACATCACGATAGCATGTTGATGTATTATAGACAAACCCTGGATTATTTGCAGTTACCCAATTGACTGTCTGTTGTTGAATTGTTGTTTTAGCAGCTTGAATTGCAGTGTATGCTGCTACCGTTGATGTATTTGTCGATGGTAATCCATTAGGAATAATAATATCTGTTATTCCATTGGTACCAGAATTAATAATAGTTATAATTTCATTGAAATTTGCATTAACACTAGTTATAGCAGATGGGAAGCTAGCAATAGTTGCTGTTACTAGAGATTGTGCATATTCAATAGCATTAGTTGTTGTAGTTACTTCTCTACCAATTGAACCTGTATAATCACCTTGTGACCAATATTGTAGTCCTGCAAAAGCACTTTGTGAGTTTCCACCATAAATTAAATCTAATGCTACGCTATCAACAATTAATTTCGTGTCTCTTTCACATTTGATCTTATCATAGATAAACACACTCGAATATGTTGCATCGATATAAGCAGTTACTTCTGCTTGTATAAATGAACGATTGGCTTCTAATAAATTAGCAGCATTAACAACTGCTGCTGTAGAGCTCGGGGTTAACCCTATCGGGGTTGGGGTAACAGGATTTCCACCGATTAATACTCCAGGACCATTATTAATTATAGTTGTGATTCTATTAATATTAGAATCAATAGCAGTTACTTCATTGGTAGTACCGACTGATCCGCTAATAACCTGAGCGACTGCTGTTTGATATGGATTCGGTAATTGAATCCCTTGTATAACATAATTTGCTAATGTTTGAATATAATTGTATGCAGCCGTAGTTTGTGGTATTTCATTAGATGGTAATACACTATTTGTACCGGTATTTGTATAATAATAAACTCCACTTTGTATAGCTTGTCTATTACCGCCATATGTTAAATCAAATGTTACACTATCGATTATATATCCAGCATCTCTAAGACATGTGCTAGTTGTGTATGACCAATTTTTGATATAATTGACTATTTCATTTTGTATAAAGCTTCTATTACTATGCAAGAGCAAGAATGCATTATATGATACAGAATTCGGTGTTAACCCAATCGGAGTGTATATCCCTCCTGCCGCTGCCGGCCCATTTTGGACAACATTTAATAATAAATTGATATTATTAACAACTGCAGAAATATCCGCATTTGTTCCAGCTGGTAAATTAGTAACTTGTCCAGAAGCATAACCATTTAATGATTTTGCAGAAATAACATAGCTGACTACTTTCTTTAAATATGTATATGCAGCAACAGTTTGTGGTAGTTCATTCGGAATATTAGTTGTATTCGAGAACCCTAAATAATAGATACCGCTTTGAATAGCTTGTCTATTAGAAGGAGATGTATAAGTTGGATCTGCATTATATAATAAATCATAACTGATACTATCAATAATGAAACCCATGTCTCTACGACAAATTGCTTGATCAATTGTTCCCCAAACATACGGATATGTGGTTTGTAACTCGCTAGCTACAGTCGAAATAATGGTATCTCTATTCGATTGCAATGCATTATATGCAGCAAGTACCACTCCTGTACCTGCAGTTATTGAATTTGGTACAATAGAATCTGTAATAGTAGACGGATTGATTGTTCCGTTTAATAACCCGATAATTAAATTGAATTCATTTGTTACAAAGTTTTTTTCTAACGTAGTTGTAATAACTGAGGCTGCTGCTATACTTAATTGATTAATTGCATATTCGGTGGCTACAAGTTCTGATCCTTGAATATTTAAATTACCGCCTTGTGCCCAATATTGTAATGCTGAAAATACGATCTGACTGTTTCCACTAGTTCCGGGGAAATATAAATCTTGAGCCAATGCATCAACAATTAAACCAGTATCTCTTTTACATTTGCTTTGTAATGGAGTTGAATTATTAAATGTAGTATTAGAATATGTTGCATTAACATGCGCTACTACTTGTTGTTGCAAATAGGTTCTATTAGCTTTTAATAATGATACTGCATTAGCGGTGGTTCCGTTAGCACTTAAACTATTTGGTACTATTTCATCAGTTACACCTGTAGTACCATTAGTTAAGATATTAATTATATAATTAAAATCTGTTTCTATTGCGGCAGCATCATTAATAGTTCCTGGAGAACCGTTGTAGATGGTTTGCGTTGCAGTCGTGGAATATCTTGTTGTCGGCCCAGTAGAATTTTGTACTATTTCTTTTGCTAAATTTTTAAGATATGTAATAGCTTCGATTGTTTGTGCCGATTCAACTGTGATGTTTCCAGTATAACCATTTTGATTCCAATATTGAATAGCTGCAAAATCGCTTTGACTGGTTCCACCGAATAACAAATCTTGAGCTATTGCATCGACTATTAATCCGGTGTCTCTTTCACATTTGTTTCTATCGTAATTAAATGGTTTTGCAAACCAATAGTTAATATAAGCAATTAATTCATTTTGTATGAATGTACGGTTCGCTAGCAATAAGTTGTAGGCGTCAATATCCCCTTGTACATTACTCGATGATAAATTAATCGGTTTCTTTGGATAATACGGGCTAGGACCATTATTAATAATGTCTGTGATGATATCAACTTCATTTTCAATATATGCTATTTGCGAACTTGAAGCATGAGTTGCTGTTGATATAAAGATCTGAGTGGATGTATTTCCGATAGTAGTCGTTACGGTATTATTTGTTATAACACCTCGTGCGACTTGTTTAATTCTATTATAAGCAGCGGTAACTTGTGCTAATTCATAGGTAATAACACTATTATTGCTATCATAATTATAATAATAGACACCACTTTGTATACTCTGTCTATTACCGTTATGCAACAAATCAAAACTCACGCTATCGATAATATATCCAACATCTCGTCTGCAAGTATCTCTATTATAATTAAATCCTACAGGATATATTTTGTTAATATAAGCTACTGTTTCTGCTTGAATAAATGCGCGATTAGCAGACAATAAATTAGCTGCATTAATTACAGCAGGTACTACACTAGGAATAACAGAAATTGGAGTAGGTGCTAATGCTGCGCTTGTTCCTGTATTGATAATACTAGTAATTAAACTAATATTATTAGAAACTGCAACTACTTGTGCAGTTGTTCCAACATTAGGACTTAGAACTTGTGCAACATTTGATTGATATTGAGTCGGTACACGTTGTCCTGTTATGATATATGAACTAATATTTTGAATAAAGTTATATGCTGCAGTTACTTGAGGTTGTTCATTAGGTATAGCGGTTATATTACTAAAACCATAATAATAAACTCCGCTATGTACTGCTTGTCTATTGCCGTTATATAATAAATCAAAACTTACACTATCGACCATATAGCCGATATCACGATAGCATTTGCTTGAATTATATACATATCCATATGTTTTAGTAGCTTCTACAAATGCAACAGCTTCCGATTGTAGATATGCTTTATTAGCTTCTAATAAAGTATAAGCTCCGGCAACAAATGCATTTGTACTAGAAGTTAAACTGTTAGGTATAATTAAATCAGTAACTCCAGCTGTTCCATTATTAATAATATCGACTATTAAGTTAAACTCATCATAGATCTTTTGTTTTTCACTATTTGTTACAACAATCCCGGAAACTGTAGTTTGAACCGTAGATGTTTGATATCTAATTCCGGTAGTATCATTAGTGATAACTTTAATTGCTAAATCTCTAATATAAGAAATAGCAGCAGTAGTTGTAGTTAATTCAGTTGCAATTGAACCTGTATATCCAGATTGTGCCCAGTATTGCAATCCGGAGAAATTGCTTTGACTGCTGCCGCCGAATAATAAATCTTCAGCTAGAGAATCTACAATTAATCCTACATCTCTTGCACACTTAGTTTGATCATAAACAAAACCTGGTTTTGCTTGACTATATATAAAATTATCAAGATAAGCAATAACTTCAGCTCTTATGAAATCTCTATTAGATTCTAATTGAGAAACAGCATTTTTCACAGCAGATACCGAACTCTGTGTTAATGATATCGGTGTCGGTGTTATAAGCGATCCGCCTATAGTGACTGTAGGTCCATTATTGATAATAGTTGTAATTCTATTAATACTATTATCAAGCGCAGAAACTTGAACACTTGTACCGGCCGATCCGCCGACTCCACTTTGAGATATTGCAGTTTGATACGGATTCGGCACAGCAATACCTTGTACAATATAATTCGTCAGTGTTTGTATATAATTATATGCTGCGGTTATTTGATTTTTTTCTGTCGGAGCAATTGCACTTGCTGTCGGAGAGAATGAATAATAATAAACGCCACTTTGAACAGCTTGTTTATTACCGCCATATAATAAGTCAAAACTAATACTATCGACTATATATCCAACATCACGGTAACATGTTGCTGTGCTATAAACGAACCACGAGGGTTTAGTTGCCTCAACATATGCAACTGTTTGTTCTTGAATAAATGTTCTATTATTTTGTAATAGATTGTATGCATTTGTAGTAGCAGTACTAACTGGAGTATATCCATTAGGTATAATAAGATCAGTTACACCGGCTGTTCCGTTTGTTAAAATATTTGTAATTACAGAAAAATCATTTGCAATTATTTCAGCTTCTACTGAAGTTGCTGCAGTTCCTGTCTGCTGAGCAGTCGGGCCCGATGGATAATATATAGGATTATATCTTGTGCCGTTAGTGATATTTTGTACTACTTGTTGTGCAAGAGAGCTAGCAAAGTTAATTGCATCTACTGTCTGATTTAATTCGACTGTAATTTGCCCAGTATATCCTGCTTGATTCCAATACTGCAATCCGGCAAAATCACTTTGACTTGTTCCACCATATAATAAATCTAATGCAATAGCGTCGATTATTAATCCGGTATCTCGTGAACATTTTGTTTTATCATAATAATAATTTGATAAACCTAAATCAACATAAGCAACTACTTCATTTTCGATAAATGTTTTATTTGCCTGCAATAGGTTATAAGCATTATGAATTAATGTATTGGATGTTGCAGTACCATTCGGAGTAATAATATTAGTAACTCCGACAGTTCCGTTAGTTAAAATATTCGTAATTGTCGAGAATAATGAAGAAACTATACCGCTTGCAGTAGTAGATCCGCTTGCTGCAAAATTAAAGATCTGTGTAGTTGCTGTTTGTAAAGAAGTAACAGTTGTATTAGTAATAACTTTCTGTGCTAACCAACTTGCATAATTAATTGCGGCGGTAGTTGTTGTTAATTCTTTACTAATTGCTCCTGTATATCCTTTTTGATTCCAATACTGTAATCCAGCAAAGATTGCTTGACTATTATCTTTTTGTAAAATATCAAATGCAATACTATCAATAATTAACCCGGTATCTCTATAACAATTCGCAGCATTATAATTAAATCCTACGCTAAAAGTATCATCAACCCATCCAGTCAACTCTGCTGCTAAGAAATCTCTATTTGAGGTTAATAAGTTAAATGCATTAATAGCATTATAGTTATAGGTTAATTGATTACTAATCGGAGTTGGAGGAGGAGCAATACTAGGGCCTACTGTAATAATATCTGTAATTAAATCGATATTAGAATTTATCTGTTCAACTTCTAATGATGATCCAGTCTCGCCGGGAAGTACCTGCATAACAGCGGTCTGATATGTATTTGTTATAAGTTTACCCCTAACAATAGAGGAGACCAATGTTTTAATATAATTATATGCTAATGTAGTTTGAGCTACTTCGTTAGTGGCAATAGCTCCGGCTATGGTTGAGAATGAATAATAATAAACGCCACTTTGAACAGCTTGTTTATTACCGCCATATAATAAGTCAAAGCATACGCTATCAACCATATACCCTGCATCTCGATAACACTTAGCCTGACTATATGTAAACCCTGCAGTTTTTGTATTTTCTACAAATGCAACTGTCTGTTCTTGTATATAAACTTTATTTGCTTGCAATAAATTTACTGCATTAAGTATGTTACCTGTTGCAGGATTAATGCCATTAGGAATGATTAGATCTGTCACTCCAGTGGTTCCATTGTTTAGAATATTTGTAATTACAGAAAAGTCATTAGCAATTAATGTAGCTTCATTAGTGGTTGCAGCAGTTAAACTAATATTTTGTGTACTAGGCGATGCTCCATTATAATATGTAGCAGTATATCTTGTACCGTTCGTACTATTTTGTACAATCTGTTGTGATAAACTACTAATAAAATTTATAGCAGCGGTTGTTGTTGTTAACTCCGAAGGTATTAACCCAACGTATCCATTTTGATTCCAATATTGTAATCCAGCAAAATCGCTCTGACTAGTTCCGCCAAATAACAGATCTAACACGAGAGCATCAACAATTAACCCGGTATCTCTTAAGCATTTCGTTCTACTATAATTTTGATAATATGAAGAGTTACTATAGATATAATTGTCAATATAGGCTACCACTTCGGATTGAACAAAGTATCGATTGGCATTTAGTAAAGTAGCTGCAGTTTGTGTATATGCATCTCCTAAAGCTTTTAATCCGATCGGGCTAGGTGTAATCGGTAATCCGTTAATTAATGTGTTAGGACCATTATTAATAATTGTAGTAATTCTATCAATATTAGAATTGATATTATTGATTTGAATCGCAGTACCTGCAATCGGATTGAATGTTTGAGATATATAATTCTGATAAAGATTGGTTAACTTGTTATTTTTAATAATGTTAACCGCAATATATTGCATATAATCTAATGCATTTAATGTTTCTGCAGGCTGATTGCCAGGGAGAATAATTACTCCGTTATTGTAATATGCTAATGCGGATTGTAATGTATTAACATTACCGCCGGCTGCAGCATCATTAGCGATTGCAGTTAATATTGTACCAATGTCTCGGTAACATTTATTTTGTTGTATCTGCGTTAATCTAAAATTATTATTAAACAGGCTACGAACATATGCACTTACTTCTGATTGAACAAATAATAAGTTCTTAAGTAAAATATTTTGTGCATTTGAGAATCCTCCTCCTAAATTCGGTCCGCTAATAGAAGGAGGAGCAACACTTGGACCATTTTGAATTATATTTTTAATTAAGTTAAAGTTATTGATAATAACAGTTTCGGCTACGCTACTATCATCCTTTGCTCCGGTATAATAGCTCAAACCGCATTCAATGCTCTTGGTGTTCCCGCCGAGGATAATGTCTTGTGTTACTGCATCAACAATTAATCCAGTATCTCTAAAACAATAATCTTGTTTATAAACAAAAGTCGGATAAGTTGCATTTACATATGCTACTACTTCGTTTTGTAGAAAATTTCTATTAGCTTGTAATAATAATTCAGCGCTAACTAAAGGAGCTTCGGGTCCGCAACTATTAAAGCTAGTCGGAGCTGCACTCGGCCCTTCATTAATAATCGTAGTAATGATATTAACAGCATTGGTAATTTCTTGGCTAGCGATTCCTCCACCGATCATCGAAGTATTAATTATTTGAGAGGTACCTGTCGTAATCACAGGAGCTGTCTGGTTAACAATAATAGACTGACATAATGTATCGATGTATTCAATCGCTGCAGTAGTTTGTATTTGTTGACCTTCGATAAGATTAATAACGCCATTCCAATAGGCTAATCCTGCTTCAACTGCTTTTTCATTACCACCAAAAGTAACATCATAGGAAATATTTTGTACAATTAATCCAACATCTCTGAAACACTTAGCTTGGTTATATGTAAAATTGTAAAAAGCAGACCCCGGAGTAGCAGCAGCAACTTGTTGATTAACGAATGCAACCACTTGTTCTTGAATAAATGTAATATTAGCTAATATTAAGGTTCTAGCACTAAAAAATCCCGGATCTTGTGGTCCACTAATAACGTTTAATCCCGGAACGATCGATCCGTTTGTTAATTGTACTGTTAGTGTTGTTGTATTTGCTTCAAATGTAGCAATGCCTACACCTTGAGGAACTTGTACTGTTTGGTTCGGAACAAACATTGTTCCATCAACTAACCAAGGACCGCTTTGATTAGTGCAATTCTGTACATATGGCGATTGATAAAGGTCGATCTTAGCTCCGTTAACTTGCGGTGGGAACGCAGTACAATAAGCACCTCGATTAGTTCCATTAACATATGGACCAGGTAATAATCCGCTTCTGCCATTAAAAAACTGCATCTGTGCAAGATAGCATCCACTTTGAACATGGAAAAGATCTTGTGTTTTATTAATCGGTTCTAAACTAGTAGTTCTTAAATCATCTCCTACTACAGCAGTATTTGGCTGTAATAATATAGGATTATTTTCTAAATAATGTCCGCTATAAACTTTAATTAATGTTCCCGGACGATAATATGGACTACGGACAGCTCCGCTAACCGTGCGACATGCTCGACTAGGATCAGCTGCTCGCCCATCATTGGTATCATTACCGTCTACTGTAACATGGAGAACGTTAGTGATTACCGGTGCAGTACCAATCGGATTTGATCCTAATGCTCTTAATTCAGCATTAATTTGTACTAAACCGGCAGTCGAGCCGATGCTTAATGTATTAGTGCTAGTAACCTGATTAGTAACTAACGTATCAACATATGCATTGAGCCAATTTCTTTCAGGACTACCTAAATTAAATGCGTCGTTAATTGTCGGAACGATATTTGAACCAATTTCCGATTCAAATATAACTGTATCTGTAACAGTATTATTTCCTAAAACAATATTACCATCTGCAGTAATATTACCGGTAGCATGCAAGTTTCCTGTAACAATAGTATCGCCGACAATATTTACAGATTCATTACCGCTAGGTTGTATAGTGATTGGCCCAACATTAGTGGTGATAACTCCATTTTGTATTACAAGATTACCTAATTGAGCTACACCTGTATTCGGCCCAGTATATAAAACTTTTAAATTATTAGCATTGATAGTTCCATTGACATCTAATTCGTATGCCGGATTACTGTTACGTATACCAATACGTCCATTATTGACGTCAAGATATAATAAATTAGTTTCAAAGGCTAGGTTTACACCATCGCGTAATAGATTAGAAGATAATAACGGACCTGAAATACGACCAATAGCCATTGTGGCTCCTTGTCATCACCGATTTTCACGGGTAACCACCTTACATTGCGGGTTTGCCACAGTTTGTTCCTGTCGGGAACATTCTCGACATCGTTATATTTATTATTGTTTTATTAAATGGGGTTGTTAGGATTCAAAAAGGTTACGATTTGGCCCAGCTGGGAAATAGCCATCGAATCCTAATAAACTAAAGACCGGTTTAGCCGGAACCGGACCTGTAAATTTAATGTAAGTAGCTGCACCGGATACAGGATACGAACCATATTGAACTGTGACTTGTGTTCCTTGAGATAATGTCGCGGATAAACTTATACCTACAGGATAGCCATTATTTGGTACACTGAGGTTGGTAGTAATTGAAGTGATCGTAGTACCTAATTGTATCCCAGTGCCTGAAATTGTTCTCCATATTCCCGATTCACCTACATCAATATTTGTCAAGGTATTAAGATAGATAGTAAAGGTATTGCTTACAGCTATAGTTGCTGTTGCAATCGCTGCTGTAGGATTTTTAACCAAAGTATAATTTGTAGTCGGCACTTGATAAACATTATCAACAAATACTAAAACATTTTGTGGTTTTGTTATATCGACATCATATGCTAGAGGACCGAAATAGATATCATTATAATTGCCATATCCTAAATTTTGAGGAGTAATTGTAGCCTGTCTAATAGTTCTGATAATTTCCCAATTAGTATTAAGTGGGTTTGTATTCAATCCTCCCATACTATTATATACTTCAAATTCATTTAAGGTAGTATTATATCTTACAGTACCGTCGACAATAGTGGAAGGTCTATCAGTTTTTGCGCCGGTAGGAACTTCTAAAGTAGTTTTACTAGTTGTTACAATTCGATTGTCCTGAAGAACAGAAAATTTATCATCCATAGGACTTTTAGAATATAATGCAAGTTTTTTAATATATCTCATGATGTTTGTACTGAGCTTACAGTTGCAATTAAAATATTATCTACAGTTGATTGTGCCCAGATGCTTTCTCCACTTTCGAGTATAACTTTTTCAGCATCGAATACAAATGTTTCAGTTGCTGGTATTGGAAGAGCATTTATAACTAAATTTGAATTACCGGCAGCTCCGCCAATAGGAACTAAGAATACATTAACATTTGTACTAGATGTTAACGAAGTATTGCAGAAAAACATAGTAGTTACAGCTTGTTCTGCACTAACTGCGGAAAATATTTGTGTTGTCGTAGAATGAACTAATGTATTTTTTATTGACATTTTTTATACCTTAAAATATGATGCTATAAATTATTGCTTTTCTGCGGCTAACTAGTTCGTCGGATTTATTTGTATTTGTAAAATATATCCCAGTGCCGCCGCCGCCGGTTGTTGTCGACGCATATAAAACTGTTTGATTAACTAATGGAAGAGGTATTGAAGTTTGATCTTGTAGCCTTAAAGCAGAATTAAGATCAATAGATCCGTTTCCGCCTGCTTGTAAAATCAAATCAGATCCGGTATTAGCTTGTATAACATTATTGTTTAAACTGATTCCGGAAAATACTGCACTGGTTCCAATTAATTTAAAGACAACGTTACTAGTAGAACCGAGTCCGACAAACATTGTATTAATTGATGAAAAGTATTGTTGATTAGGTGGTATTGAATTATCACCAAGTTGTACAAAAGTATTTCCTACCTGTAATTTCTGAGCAAAATTAGTACCGGTGTAAATCCTATTATCTACATAATATTTGTTAGGAATGTCATCGTTATCTAAAACTCTAGATGCATAATTGATCGTACCTTTAACATTAAGCATTCCATATGGATTTTCAACACCTAAAAAGTTAATTGTGCCATTTGGTCCGTTAGTTCTTAACGCGGCTGCTTGTATTGCAGTGCCGGTTCCTGCTGAACGAAAATCAAATAATCCTTGATATACTGTTCCGGAACTATCTGTCCAGGTAACAGGACTAATACCGATCGAATCTACATATAATAATGTAGCGGCGTTTGTTAATGTTGCATAACTACCTCTATCAATTACAATACCACTATTACCTAAAGTAACATATGCATTAGTTTCTTCTGCATTTAAAATGATAATATTATCTTTAATTAAACTACTTGTACTTTCAATTAATGTCTGATTGCCGATAATATCTAAATTACCAATGATTCTTACAGTACCGGTCACTGCAGTACCAGAACTCACCCCAGTGGCGTCGAGAGTAATATTACCACTTGGAGTGTTTATAAGATAATCGCCGGGTAATTTCAAGACATTAGTGGTCATTACTTTTTCCTTTACTGTATTTATTCTTTAATAGACACTTATTGAAACGTATTCTATTAAAGGAATAGACTTATGTGGCCAGCTGGGATGACTTTGAAAACGTAAAGTTACTCCGAATGTCGGATCTGCAACTATTGCAGGTGTTAAATTTGTACCCCATAAATCATTAGAACCACCATATATTTTATCAATACCTAAATCACCGTCTGCTTTATTCTCTCCAATTAATTGATTATTATAAGTTAATTGTATAGTTTCATCGGTAATTCTTCCACTTCTATTCATAGATAATTCTACTTCAATACCGGATATAGTAGTAGGAATATTGTTGATATTGAACCCAGAAAATGATATATAATATGTTTTATTTTTAATATCATTAACCAATGAATTAGCTATATGTAGCAATGGTAAAACAGTATCTACAAATTTTCCGTCAGGAAATCTAGCATTATAAAACCCCGAACCATCATCATTCCAAGGGATATGTTGAGGAACTTCGCCATATTGAATTATGTTACTTGAATAGAAAGGCATACTTTATTTACCCAAAAAAATAGCTGCACTAGGCAGCTATTTTTTAATTAATCAATTACCTATTAAGAAACAGGAATTGTTACACTAACATTAGCTTGTGGTGATCCTGCACTAGCAAGCAACCATGATGCAACACCGTTAGTAAATTGCGAACCATTAATCGATGTTAGATAAGCTTTACGGCTAGTCAACTTCGTTACATAGTAAGTACCACCTGCACTATCAGTAGCAACAAGATTCATTTGGCCTGCAGTCAAACTACCCGAAGCAACTAACTTGCATTGTCCGTCGCCGTCTGCATTTTGTACTAGATAACGATGACTTGATTCTTGTTTTAGAATATTTGAAGTTTTAGAACTTAATCCTTTAGGTGACGGTAAGTAAGCAGTTACCGTAATTTTACCTGTATTACTAATCGGAGCAAGTGCAACTGTAAATGTTGCGCCGGTTCCTGTAGTGTTTGTTAATGCAATTGCAGGATCGGACATATATCCGGATCCCCCATTATCTACTACAAAACTAGTAATGTTTCCGCCGCTAACAGTAACGTGACCAGTAGCAACTGTGCCGCCGAATATATCTGGTTGGCTGAATACAACTGTAGGTGCAGAAGAATAATTCGTTCCGCTAGTAACAATAGTTACACCGTTTGGCGTAACAACTCCCATACCTGCAGTATCAGCAACTACAGCGGTTCCTGCAAAAAATCTCTTTTTAATTGGACGTCCCATTTGTTTCTCCTTATATTAAGATCGTTCTAGGATCTACGCAGTGGGTACTGCATAAACTCTCTTTATGAGCGAACTGATAATATTTATCTTGTAATCAGCAAAAAGCCCGCACAGGGCGGGCTTTCTGTGTAAATTTACAAGTAATTCTATTACTTGAAGCTTACGTTTGCGCTTACGATAGCGACCTTACCGAGGTAGTCGGCTGCGTTACCTAAGCTGCTTGCGGTGTTGCTGAGTTCAACATAACCGTAGCGTGTTAGGAAGCCTACGACTGGTTCGAAGGTTGCTGGATCTAGAACAACGCCTGAGCTCATTAGAGGAATGTATGGGCAGTAGAAAGCTGGTGCGTCAGCTTCGCTTGTGCCTTTATAACCAATAAGAACCTGGTTGTTATCGATATTGTCAGCTAAGTAGCTGTCTACGAAAATCTTCATAGCGCCGTTCAATGTACCAACAAACTTAGTATTTGTTGGAGCTTCGAATGAACCTTCAGTTGTACGAGCAAATGCTGAAGTTGTTGCGCTCTGTAGAATTGTTAGAGCCTGGTTTGATACAACTGCCCAGTTGCCTGCGCCACGACGTGTACGCTGTGCAATTAGGTTGCTTACGCGGTTGATCTGGATTGCTAGTGCAGCATGTTCGTCGCCGACGAATGTTGCTGTACCAGAAACTAAACTCTGGTCATATGACTGTTCTACTGAAGCCAATCCACGTAGTGAAGCTAGGATTTCCTGGTCGATTTCAACTGTGATTTCCTGAGCTAATGCTGCCATGATTTCTGCTTCGATATCAATACCTTGCTGAGCCTGTGCATCCTGTGCAGCCTCAAATGTCCAACGAGCTGATAGCTTGCGTGACTTGGCTTCTACTGGAGCCTTGAGGATCTGGATGCTCATTCTCTTACCTGGTGTACCTTCAAGTACGCTTGTTGCAGCAGCTTTTGGAGTTGCATCAACATTGTTACCAGAGTAAGCAGCAGCAATCTTGAACGGGCTTAGTGCTTCTTCGCCTGCTACAATATTGTCACCTGAGCTTGAATCAGCATAACGTACACGTAGTGTGTGGATCTGACCAACAGGGCCTGTCATTGGCTGTACGCCGATGATTTCGTTGGCAATAACTGTTGGCATTACACGTCTGATAACTGGTAGAATAACACGATTAAGTGTTGCTACGTTACCAGCACTTGTTGCTCCTGCTGTTGCGGCTTCTGCCAAGTAACGACGAGTATTTTCTAAGCAAACCTGCATAGAAGCACGACGGTTACCTTGTAGGCCTTCAAGCAGAGCTTCCTTTGTCTCGGACCATCTTTCATTTAATAACTGTGACATTAATGTCTCCTTGAATTATAGTTATTTTAGACCCGCTAACTTGCGGATATCTAAGATATTATCTAAGCCTACCTGGGGCTGAGTCTTCACTTCGCGATCGCCTGTAACAATTGTGCTTTCAGTTAAAGTCTCTTTTGAAGTTTCTTTTTTCTTTACAGCACCTTCCATTACGGCGGGTAGGTATTTGTCAAATGCTGCAGATAATTTGGAAGTTTGTACACTTTCTAATAAGCTGCGCATTAATTCTCTCTTGTCAGCACCTAATGGAGCTAACATTTCACTTAACATAGCTTTACGTTCTGCAGAATCTTTTGCAACGCGAATTTCACGTTCCTTAGATTCAACCAACGCTGCTTTTTCATTTAAAGCAGATTTTGCTTCAGCAAGTGCTAAATCTTTCTTCTGGATAATCTTCAACAATTTACTTGTTTCAGATTTTTCATTTAGATAAGATGTAGAATATTCTGTTGCAAATGCTTCAAATAAACGACGACCAAAGTCATTGTTTCGAGCGTTTGAAATATCTTCCTTCAATTGCTTGATTTCGGATTTTAATTTCTTATTAACTGTACTTTCAACAACTTGAGCACTACGTTTAATAAACTTAACTTTAATATCATCGAACTTAGCTTTAGCTTCCTTCATTAACTTAACTTTCGTTGCAGCTAAATCACGTTTATCCTGAGAGAACTCAGTAATTTCTTTTGCCAATGCGTGTACGATGAACTGTTCTAACTTAGAAAAATTCTCAGCAACTTTTTTACGATCGCTTTGGAATTCAACTAATTCTTTTCCTAGCTGACGCATGATGAATGATTCTAATACCTTAGCATCTCTCTTCATTTTGCCTTCGTAAGCAACACGAGCATTAACTAGTGATTGCTTATCTTCAGCAAGTTCAGCCATTTCGGCGGCCAATCTCTCGCTCAACATCCGATCAATTGCTTCAACCATAACACTTTTATCATGTGTATATTTTTGTGCGAATTCTTCACGAAGTTCAGCGGTGATTTGATCGCGATTCTCTTGAATTTTAGCAGCAAAAGCAGATTCGACCATTGATTTAGTTTCTTCTGTCATTACGCCTGATTCTACTAATTGTTTGAATGCGTCCAACATCACTTCTCCCTTTAAGGTTATTTCAAACCTTTAATAATATTCAGCATCGCCTCACGGAGATACTGTTGAGTTTTTGGATCTTGTTTACTCTCTTGCGCTACCCTAAATGCTCTGTTTCCACCTCTTGCGTTCATTAGGTGTTCATAAACTGGTGTAGGATAAGCTCCCGGCGCTGAGGGTTGGGCTACTATATCAACTGTGATTATCTCGAAATCAGCTACTTCACCAGAGCGTTCATCAACGTTACCGCTGCCTCTGCTACTGACACCTAGTTTTACGCCACTTTCGAGCATAGTACGAATTAAATTGCCCATTGGAGTGGGAAGAATTTTCATCTTCCCATATCCATTAGGACCGTCCATCCACATATCAGTGATCATATGGCTAACACGGTCTAAATTTACCTTTAAATCATCTGGATGATCTACTTCACCTAATACAGAGTAACCATTCTGTATTTGATCGTTCAGAGTTTTGACAGCATTAGTGATTTCGCCTACAGGATAAACCCGCTGGTTAGCGTTGCGAATACCACCTTGAATAGCAATTCCTTTAAGATAAAGGTTCTTGCCTCCTTTTTCATCTGTAGACTCGTGTAATTCTACACGAGCCTGATCAAAACTTAGGTTCTCTCTTAGGTAAGATAGTTTCATTTGATTCTCTTAACGACTTCTCTTTGCAACAATAGATTTATCATTTACTTGATTTTCACCAGTTTTATGTGCTTTTGCTGCTTTATTGTATCCGTCGCCTTTTACACGATTTTTATTCACATTCAATGTGCTACTATCGGTAAATTCACCTTTTACAGTTCCGACTAGACCACCGGCCTTACCTTTCGGTTTAGTGCCGTCTTCGTCACCTTCTCTGTCATTCTGTGCAATATTTTTAGCATTTGCCTTGGTATTGATACCAGGACCGCCTGTTGCAATTGCACTCTTTTTATGCACAGAGCCTTCTTCGCCTGGACTACCGGCTGTGTAATCTTTGCCGCTACGTACGACTTGACTATATTCTCTTAGAAAACTTTCGTCGAGGTTCATTTCCCCTTCGTCTTCTTCGTCTTCTTCGTCTTCTTCATCATCTTCGTCATCTTCGTCATCAAAGTCGAATGAATCATCTTCTCCGTCTTCTCCACCGAAGTCATCGCCCATATCGTCATCGCCCATATCGTCATCGCCGAAATCTACTTCAGCTCCTTTGGTATTTTTTAGAGCGCTAACAACTTTATCTACAATACTATCTTCGATAGCTTCTAGATCACCTTTTGTAACTGGTTCGTCATCGCCGCCCATCATATCATGATCGCCGCCCATGTCGTCGTCGCCCATCATATCATGATCGCCGCCCATGTCGTCATCTCCGAAGCTGTCATGATCTTCTTCACCGCCCATACCGAATGTACCCGGTGCATCATGGTCTACAGTATCATGTTCAAGATCATCGGCAGGATCGCCGCCGATTTCATAGACGCTTTCGTCGCTCATCCATGACTCTTCCATAGATTCATCTTCTTCATCTTCTTCACGTGCTTCTTCCATAGATTCATCTTCTTCACGTGCTTCTTCCATAGATTCATCATCTTCTTCATCTTCTTCACGTGCTTCTTCAGAAATTAAATTTTCATAAATTGTTC